CGCCATCGCGTGAAGGCGCTCAGCCTCTCCCGCATGAAACGCAGCTGCAGTGGTGTGCATGTCCGCCGCGTCTACCGCATCCGACAACTTCTTTCCCGACAAGTTCGGAGCCGCGGAGATATACGCCCGCGCCATCTTCGCGTGATGGTTGGCCTGATCGAGATGATGCTGGGTCGCAGTCCAGCGACCCGCTTCGTCTCGCGCTTCATCAGTTCCGCCAGCTTTGAAGACCTTCGCCCCCAACTCATCGATCTTCCGGCCGACATATCCGCCGGCGGCCTGAGCGCCGCGCACCGTACCGTACGCGGCGATCGCGCCGGCGCCGAGCGCGGGGAACCGTTTGAACCCTCGGCTGATCATCACGCGGCTAACGATGCGCGCAACGCGCGGAGTTGCGTATAGGCCGGTCCCAAGACCTGCTACCCGACCTGTCTTCTCACCGGCGCCGCGCTCCTGGTCAAACTGGGTCCAGTCTTTCTGGAACGGATCGCCCATGCCAAGCGCCTGAGCCCGGCTCTTGATATGCGCGCGCACCGCGGGCGTATCGTGATGATGGAGCAGCTCCATCGCGTTATGTACGTCCTTTGGCGCCTCGATCGGGAAGCTCCCGCCGGGCATCGCTGCCCCGGTAGCCGCCAGTTTACGCCGGCGCTTCGCGCTGAAGAAATGCTTCTGGACGTATGCTTGAGCGGGTGTCATATTCGGTTCGGGCCTCGCGAGGGAAAGAGCAGGGCACTTTCGCGGGCGCCGTCGGGGAGCGTCTCCACCTATATTGGCCGGCAGGTGAACATCGCCAACATCCATGTCCTTCAAGAATATGCGCGCGCGGCCCATTGGGCGATTTTTTCGGCGCCCACGACCCGCATGCGTCGTGAGCCCGATGCCCTTGAGGTACTCGATCGTCTCCGGCCGAAGAGATTTCATCATCTTGATCCGTTTGGTGTTGAGAACAAGGAAAGAGGTCTGGCCGGGCGCCTCTACCCTGTTCGTGTACGACACACCGTGATACCCAAGACGGGTAAGAACCCTGTTTAGGTATTCCCTTGTTATCGCGCCTTCTTTTGGCCCCCGAAGGTTAAATCCCTTTTCGTCCCGAAGAACTCTAAATAGGTCTCGCCAATCCGTCTGATCATCGACATGAATAAAGTTATGTCCTTGAATTTTTACTGGTATTATCCGAGCGTTAGTTCCAAACTCGTCGGTATTGCCAGGGGCGTACTTCTTTGGGTTGAGGTTCCGCAAACGATCATTAGCCCCTTCCGGAGTAGAGGCGAAATGAAATCCAAGACTTTTCTCGTCACTTCTACCAAAGCGATGATCGCTAAAAGCGCGAAAATCCTCGGGAACCTGCGTACCGTGATAGGCAGTAGTCCATCGCCCTCGGCCATCCCTTTCCTCTTCCGGATCGTAGGCCATATCACTTCACCCGAAACGAATTCGTGCATCTACAGTCGGGGTGCAGAGGCGCCAACATGATCAGCCCGTCCTGGTTCCCGGCGTGCCAGGCAAAGGGCTCGTCGACAGGAACGCCGTCAGGCTGTATTTTGGGGATAGAGAGGCAGCGCGCGCAGGTGCGCTCGTCCTTGGCCACCATCCACGTTTTGACGGTGCCTTTCGGAAGAGCCCCCGACTTGACCGCGCTCTGAATAACGCTTACCGCCCCTGAATTTGACGCTCGGAGCGTCTCAGTCCGTGCGATCGTTGTTGCGCGATACGCCACATACCGCCGGCGGTAGGCTTCCACCCGGGCGTCGATCTGTTCGGGGGTTAGGTTCGCGACGTCGAGGCCATACCGCTGATCGTGAAGCGCGCGCGCCGCGGCGGCGGGGTCACCCGCGGTCAGCAGGCGACGATAATTCTGAACGGCGTTCGCCTGGCTGACCGTGAGACCGATGCTCTCCTGCATCGCGCGCGCCGTCTCCGGCGGCCCGAGCCCGCGCGCGACCGCGTCCCGCATGACCGAGTTCAGTGTCGTGCGCGTATCTCCGCCAATTTCGCGGACAAACTGCGCCGCATGTAGATCGGCTTGCTCCTGGACGGCCGGCGACTGCCGATTGAACTGGAAGCCAACCGAGAAGTCTTTCCGTATGTTCCCGATCTGGGAACTCATTGCTTCCTGACCGAGCCAGCGCGCGCTGTTCAGCACCTGCGTGATGCCCTGCGTGCGGCGCATCATCTCGTCGGCCATACGCTGCGGCGTATGCGGGCCGTCTATGCTCCAGAGCGTATTCCAGGCGGACGCCAGCCAGTTCGCGATCACGCCATCCTTGGCCTCCGCGGCCGCGCGCACGGGGTCGTTGTCGGCCTGGAGATGCGCCCACGGAACCGGCGTCGAGGAGACGAAGGGCATTAGACGACGCCCTTCCCGCTCGATTGCCCGAAGGACCCTTGGGCGCCCATGCGTGGATCAGCCCCGGCCCCCGGCTTGGGCGGCCCACCAGTCGGTTGCGCTGTTCCGCCGAAGAGGGACTTGCCGCCGCCGGCTTTCGGGGCGCCTTGGCCCATCGGCGTCGAGCCGCCCTGCGGAGGCGGTGCTTCGCCACCGGTGCCAGGCTGCCCTTGCTCCATCTGCTGGTTCTGCAATTCGGCTTGCTGCGCCCGGGTCTCCTCGGTCGGCTCCGGCAGGCCTGCTACCTCCATGAGATAGTCTTCCAGGTCCTTGTTCGGGAACATCGTCATCCCCGAGGCGGCGAGAGCGTTGATGTAGGCGCCGAGCGCGCCCAAGTCCACTTGCTCCGGCTTGTCGGTGAAGAACGCGGGGTAGTTCTCCTCAGGGATGCCATTCAGCTCGCCGAGAAGAGGGACCAGCTCCTTGTTCAGGACGTCGATGATGACCTTGACGAGGGCGGCAACTGCCTTGAAGAACATCGAAATCTTGTCGGCGCTCAGCGTCGACCCGCCGGCGCCGCGCGAACCATGGCCCATCAACAGGAAGTCGGCCATCACGGTCGACGCCATCTGTTGCTGGTAGCGTTCGATGATCACGTTGGTGTCGAAGTTGCGTTTGCCTCCGGAGGCCAGGAGCTTCAGCTCGAACAGGGGCTTGCCCTTATCGTCTGTATCGGAGGGCAGGACCGCGCCTTCTTGGCTGTTTCGCTTGACGTTTTTGACCAGGTTCTGGTAGGAAGCAAGCGTCCCCACCGCGCGCGGGTCAGTTCCAGCACGAGCTGCGGTGATCAGCTCAGACGGAATATACATGACAGGGAAGCCGGCCAAGTCACGCTCGACCCCGATGCCCTCGATCTCTTCGATACGCTTCGAAAAGTAGTAGGGCCGGTAGGCGTTCCGGAGCAGACTGCGCCCCTCCGGGTTGTTCTTCATTGACCGGGTACGGAAGAGAAGCAATTTGGACCGCGGGATCATGCGGATACCGCCGGTCCATGGCATCTGCACCATGCCCAGAATTTCGTTGTTGTCGGCGTCGAAAATCCAGCGGAGGATCGTCTCCTGGGAGCGAATGGCGAGCTTACGGATGCCGACCATACCGTCGTCATACTGAGACGATTTGCCTTTCTCCGACTGCTTCCCCTTACGTTCCTTGAGCACGATCTCGAAGGGGGCGTAGCCGTAGACGCACATGCTGAGAATTTCCTGGATCAGGTCGGTCCAGGAGTGCTCCATGTCTTCGATCACGCTCTCGAAAAACTGCTGCGCCATCAAGGAGAGCGGTGTCTGGTCCTTGGGCTGCAGGTGCCACCCCAGCTCGCTGATGACTTGCGTGATGACGTAGAAGAAGGCGCCGATCGTCGGGCTGCTATCCGCCATCTCGCGGAACATGCGCGCGCCGCGCTGCCCGCGGAGCGTCGGATCGTACTCTTCGACGACATAGCCGCCGAAGACCTTGAGGCCCGAGTTACCGGCCTCCAACATATAGTCGCTTTTGGGGAGGTCGCCGGCTAAGTCCGCACTCGGGGTGCCAGGCCGCTGAATTGGTTGCCCGGCTGCGACGCCGGGGCCTGTGTTCTTCGCCGCCATTACCAGCCACCCATCGTGATCGCGCCCTCTTCGCCGGCGGATATGCCTGTGTCATCGCCCATCACAGGCCCCTGGCCCGTCCAGTGATCAATCTGACCCATATCGGGCGTCGCGACGTGCGGAACGACAACTCCAGATAACATGAGGTCGGTGAGCGCCCAAACCAAGGCATCGAGGTGGTCGGGGCTCTCTTCAGTTTCGGCGCCGGTGTAGCAGCATTGCTCGTCCTCCAGTTTCGGGAAGACGCCCCAATGGCTCACCTTTTTCTGCTCATATAGCCCTGCTACCGGTTCCG